GGGGTATTGTCGCAAGGACAGGATCGTTGACGAGTGGTGGCAGTCCGTTACAGTTGCCGTTCTTTCTGATTGGAACTAGCGTTGCAATTACTGCTGCATCTGTGACCAGCAATGTGGTAACGCTGACAACAGCATCGGCTCATGGATTGACAAATGGTTCAGCGTTTAGCACCAGTGGGATTATCTACACTACTGGGACGAATCCAAACAATTCGTTTGTTGCGACTACTGCAAGCGGGACAAGCATTACTTATCCGCTTGTTGGTGGATCGGGAACATATACAACAAGTGCCACCTCTGAGGTTCTTACCTCTGCATCTAAGACTATTAGCTCTGCTACTGTTTCTTCTGGCGTTATCACGATTACTACCTCAGTAGCTCATGGATTGACTGTGGGTCAGACGGCATTAGCGCGAGTTACTGGGCTAGCTGGTGCCACAACTCCTGCCAATACGGTGATCAATGGTGATTTCTCCATGACTGTGCTTAGTTCAACCACATTAAGCTATTCCGTGCCTGGGTTGACTGTCTTAGGTGCATCGACTGGCACACTGTCAACTACTCCAATCAATGACGCTGCTAACGTAAACGTCAGAGCATCTTGCTTATTCAGCGATCCAAACTCTAGTAATGCTGAGAGCGTGGTGTTGGCATTGGATACTAAGGCTATCTTAGTAGATTTGGATGGATACACCACGCAGGATATTAAGTATCCTGCAGGTCAATCCGTTACTAGCGACACCGACATGATACAAGCGTTTGATCGCGTGTTCTTGTTCCGCGAAGGTTCACAGGGATTTGAGTGGTTTCCCAATGGTCGGCAGATTGAGAGTGCAAGCCAACCAATTGCGCCTTCTACAACAGTAACCATGCGGGTTGAAGATCACGGATTAACCGTAAATGATACCATTATTGTTAGCGGTTTAACTGGAGGAACAACCCCTGCTAATGGAACATTTGTTGTTCTTTCCGTTACGGATAAGGATGTATTTACATACACCTTTACATCGACACAAGTAGCAGCTGCAACATTTGGTGTTACTGCTGGTGTGTTGAAAGCTGGGTTTACGCTTGTGCCTGGAGGTGCTTACACGCAACCACAGGTGTTCACGGTGACTGGAGGCAATGTAGACGTAGTATCTGGTGTGGTGAGTTTGGTTGTATCAGGCAACACAACACTTGCTACTGGAGACACGGTCACTGTTTATGAAACAACAGAACCTACGTTCAGCGGTATTTCTGGCAAGTCGTTTGAGGTAAAAAATGCCACAACCACATTGATTGAGTTTATTGCGCCAGTAGGTGACTTGAATACTATTGGCGGAAACAACATCCAAGTAGGTGGACCATTTAGCGTTGGAGCAGGATTCATCCATCAACCTGCCCCACCATGGGGTATTTACTTTCAACGCAGATTATGGGTTCCGTTTTACTACGATCCTGCTGGAACATTTAGTTCTCCTACTTATACGAATCGAAACATCACAGATGAGATTGCTGTATCAGATATTTTAGATAGCCATACGTTTGACCAGATTACTAATCAGTTCCGAATTACTGGTGGCACAGCAGATTATCTTGTGGCAATGCAGGGGTTTTACGACGACAAGCTAGTTGTCCTTAATCGCAATAGCTTGCACCTTATTAGCGGCACTACTGGAAGCTTAAATGACACCCGTGTGACTGCGTTGACTACCGAAGTAGGGTGCTTGGCTAAAAAAAGCGTTGTTATGAAAGGCAATGCTATGTTTTTTCTTTCGGATGAAGGTGTGTATGCTGTTGAGTTCTTAAATGACTACAACCTTCGCGGTGCAGATGAACCTATTTCTAAGAACATTCAGCCGTATATTGACAGAATCAACAAGAATCTAGCTGCCGAGGCGGTTGGAACTCTGTTTAATAACCGATATTACCTTGCTGTTGCGTTGGATTCTATTGCAGGAGCTAATAATGCTGTTGGAAATAACACAATCTTAATCTTCAATTTCCTGAACAAAGGATGGGAGTCTATAGACACGTTCGGTGCTGGTGATTTTATCATCAAAAACATAATTATTGGCAGTGCTGCCGAGCGAAATAGCATTTATGCCGTAACTTCACTAGGTGGAGTGCATGAATTAGAAGCTGTAGAAACATCCAATGACAGTTTAGTGTTTGCTGGCTCAATAACTAGCTTTCCTATAGAGTCATCTTTGACAACTAGAGGCTACGCGCTAGGCAATCTTGACCGTAAACGCTTTACGGATGGGCAAATTACCATGCAATGTGTCGATGGCGGTCTAGGTGAGTATGATATTTCCTTTGCCGCAGAAGATCCAGACAATAGTCAGAGCATCGGAACAACAACTATGTTCCTTGACGGTGTAGTGCTTGGCACAGGATCTACCAACGAAGACGAAACAGGTAATATCCGCTTCCGTCTTGGTGGCATTAGAGGCTATCTAGGAACGCTAACCTTGACACGGACAATCGGCTCCCCTAAGATCACATCCATAAAAGTTACAGGGTCTGTAACAAACCGACAAATCATATCACAGAAATAATATGCCTGGAGTAGTAGAAACAACGCACACCTTCGCAACAAACGAGGTTATTACTAGCACGTTGATGAACAACATCATCGACCAAACGCTATTTACAAGCGATGCGTTGTCAGGAGGAACTCTTGCGTTGACCGCTGGCAAGATTAAAGTAGCTACATCTGGCATTACCTCTAATGAAATGGGTGTTGATGCTGTTACGGCAAACTCTATTGCAAACGGAGTTATCACAAATGCTAAGATTAGCGCAACTGCTGCAATCTCACTGTCCAAACTGGCGGTAGAAGCATTGCCTGTTGGGATTACCGTAGCAACTGCAAACATCCTTGATGCCAATGTGACTACTGCTAAGATTCTTGATGCCAACGTAACGGCACCAAAGCTCAGTGGTGCGCAGACTGGCACGGCTCCTATTTATGGTGTTCGAGCATGGGCTAACTTTGACTCTATGGCAAATTCAGATGTTGCAGGTACATTCTCTAGGTCTGGAACTACTGTTACCGTTACTGTAACTGGACATGGATTGATTGTTGGCAATCTTATTTTTATTGATTTCGCCGTAGGAACAGGAACAGTTGCACCAGATGGGCTTTACGTTGTGGCTACAGTTACAGATGCAAACATATTTACAGTAACTAGCGTTGCGTCTGCAACAGGAACTGGAACAGTTACCCTTAAAAGAAAAGAAATTAAAGCTAGTGGCAATATCTCATGTATTTCTGCTGCTGCTCCTAGTCCAGTTATTCCTCCATCAACTAGTGATACAGTTTCAGATGGTTATTACGTTGCTAATTTTTCAGTAGCTATGCCAAACTCAAACTTCGTAGTGCTTGGAACTGGCAGCGAAGCTAAGGCTTTTGCTGTAAGTTCAGGCAATGATATTGTATCTGGTGCGCCATATAACGCGCAAAGCGCAATAGTATTATCTATTAGCACTGGCAGCAATGCAAATTCACTTGTATACAATAGCATTGCTATTATTGGATGAACCCACACCTAGCCATAGCACTTAACCTTTATGAATCAAGAAACATCGACATCCAAAGCCTTATTGGTTGGCACTTGTGTCATGGTATTGTTGTTTCTACTCCATGTGCTTTCGCTATTGGATTCCACACCAATAGCAGAAATCTTGAAGAAGCTGTTGCGTTTAAAGAATCGGATACACTTTACGTTACTATGTGCTGTGGAAACATGCTTGATGCGCTTAAACCTTTCAAAAACAAATACAAATACATCGCTTTTCAGCGCGACTTTAAACAATCAAATCGCAATCGCTTGTTAAGCATGAAAACTTTTTACTCTAAACTACGATAAATTATGGGATTAGCATCAGGAATTATGGGATCAGCACCAAAAGTTAAAGCTCCAAAGATGGACATCGGCAACGATATTAGTAGCTATGTTTCAGGCATGTCAGGCGCATTGCCACAAATTTTTTCTCAAGAGCAACAATTCCGTCCACAATTCCAAGGATTGAACCTTGGTGATATCCAATCTTTTTTGACTGGTGCAGGTGAACAGCAAGGAATCTTTGGTCTTAGTCGTGATGCCGCGCAACAAGCTGGCATGGGATTAGGTGAAGCTCGCCAAGCAGAACTTGGGCAGATGACTGGACAAGCAGGATTAACCCGTGGGTTAATGCAAGCGTTGTCTCCTGAGCAAGCTGGTGTAGTTCAAGGTTTTAGTAATGAAGCACAAAGGGCATTAGCAGCGTCTCAGATGATTAACCCACAAGAACAGCGCGGATACCAACAAACATCCCGTGAAGGGGCCGCAGCAGCTGGCAGACTAGGTGGCAATGCAGCTATCGCATCTGAAATTATGGGGCGTGAGGATGTATTTGCTCGCAAGCGTGCTGAAGCAGCACAAGCAGGGCAGAACGCCTACAATGTTGCGCAAGGATTTTATACACAGCCTGGACTTGGATTACTTAGCAATGCTCCATTGTCGTATCAACAAGGTCAGCAATTTATTAACACAGGTCTTGGCGCAATTGGTTCTGGCACTCCTCAGTTATTTGATACTTCCGTAGGGCTTAACCTTGGTGCAGCACAACGCTCTAACCAACTTGCTGCCGCATCTGCAAATGCACAAGCTAAAGCCGCGCAACAAGCTGCAATTATGGGATTGATTGGAGATTCTGCAAAAGCAGCTGCAACAGCATCTGCATCTGATCGAAGACTGAAAACTGACATTAAAAAAGTTGGTATGACAGACGCTGGTTTACCAGTGTATACCTACAAATATAAAGGAGACGATGTTACTCACATGGGTGTTATGGCTCAAGAAGTTGAGGAAGTGTTTCCTGAAGCTGTTGTGGAAATTAACGGATTCAAAGCAGTACATTACAATCTAATTAAATAATATGGCAGCTTACGGAAAAGGACAAATGCTAGGTTCAGGAATTAACCCTGAGTCATTCAAACAAGATTACAGTGGATTTTCTCGCGCTGCTGAGATTCAGGCTCAGGGATTGCAGAATCTTGGCGCAAGTATTGGCGGGGCTATTCAGAACTTCGGAGAAGCCAAGAAAGAACAGAAGAAAGTCGATGCTTACAACAAGGCATCTGCCAAGTCTATTGAAGCTGCGATTACTTTAGGTAAATCGTATGGGATTACAGCAGCCGAAGAAACGCTAGCTCCATTCTTACAATCATATAACGATCCTAATCTTAGCCCTATCGAGAAAGCTGCATTGCTGGATGAAGGCAAGGCGATGATTCCTAACGTGTTTGGTCGATTTGATAAGAGTCAGGCAATGGCTATTCAAAATGCTCAAAATGCACCGCCACCTGCCCCATCATTTGGTTTTACTG